GAGAACATTTCTTCGATAGTAAACCTACATTTAAATCTCTTAGAGACAGGGTTCAAAGAGCAGCAAATAAAAAATTCCTTAAAGGTTTAGATGGTAGAAAGCTTTACATAAGAAACAATCATGCTGCACTGAATACTTTATTACAAGGTGCAGGTGCTATTGTTATGAAGAAAGCTTTAGTCATACTTGCTAATCGTTTAGAACTTAGCATGACACCTTTTAAGTTTGTTGCTAACATCCACGATGAATGGCAAATAGAAGTATCAGAATGCAGAGCCAATAAGGTAGGTACTCTTGCAGTACAAAGTATTATTGATGCAGGTAATCATTTTAATCTTAGATGTCCACTTGATGGAGAGTTTAAGATAGGGAGGAACTGGAGTGAAACACACTAAAGTTTGCACACGATGTAACGTTGAGAAAGAAATAAACAAAGAAAACTTTCCAACGAGAGAAGGCGGTAGATTCAGGGCTGATTGTAGAGATTGTTATAACACATTTAGAAGAGAGAACCGTACATATGCTAAACATCATATGATATCACATGCTAAACGTAGAGCAAAGAAAAAAAAATTAGAATGTAATTTAACTACAGATTTATATTTCCCTACTGTTTGCCCTATACTCGGCATAGAATTAAAACACGGTACTGATGATTGGTATAACTCACCTAATATAGATAGAATAGATAACAACAAAGGATACTTAATGGATAATGTTATTGTTGTATCAGCACTTGCTAACTCTATAAAAAGTGCTGCAACTCCTGATCAAATTTTAGCAGTTGGAAAGTTCTATCAAAAACTTTACAAACAAAAAGGAATTAAGTATGCCTAAATCTAAAAAGACTATTGACACTTTAGTTCAAGATATATATAATAAGATTGGTGTACTTGGTAAAGGTGAACACATTGACCTAGACAAAGACACGATTGAACAGTTCGGAGAATCCATGAAAGAGATTCTTTACAACTGGTCACATCCTGAACCACGTGGTAACGAGAAGCTACGTATGTCTAACATAGGCAGAAAGTCTCGGCAACTGTGGTTCGATACAAGAGCAGAGGATACTCAATCAGAGAATATACCTGCTCATATCTTTATAAAATTTCTCTATGGGCATTTGCTTGAGGAGATTGTTTTGTTTTTGATAAGACTGTCCGGTCATACAGTAACTAACGAACAGAAAGAAGTAACAGTCAACGGTATCAAAGGTCATATGGATTGTGTGATTGACGGTGAAGTTGTGGATATTAAAACTGCATCTAGTTATGCCTTCAAGAAATTTAAAGATGGTACACTTGCAGAACAAGATACGTTTGGTTATCTTGCTCAGTTAGCAGGATACGAAGCAGCAGAGGGTACAAACAACGGTGGATTCTTAGCACTTAACAAAGAGTCAGGTGAGCTAACGCTTTATAGACCTGATGATTTTGATAAACCTAATATCAAGAAAAGAATTACTGAGATTAAAAAGATTGTCAAGCTTGACACACCACCTGAACTTTGTTATAATCCTATACCCGATGGTAAAGCAGGTAACATGAAGCTACCACGTGAATGTACTTACTGTAGACACAAGTTTGAATGTCACAAAGATTCAAACGATGGTCAAGGTTTACGAGTATTCAAATACTCAGACGGTTTAAGATATTTTACACAAACACCAAACGTTCCTAAAGTTATAGAGGTTACAGATGAATGGACAAAAAGCTAAACAGCTAAGAAGAATAGGCGAACAACGTTTAATAGATTGGTTAAGGACTATGGTTCCTGCTGGTGAAGATACTTCTAAGATTAATAAAAATAATCTACATGAATTTCTACCTGAACAAACTCATGTGTTTGCTAATAATAAATTTTTATTAAGTGCATATAGTTTGAGATGGTTCTACAAGCAGGTAAAAAAGAATCCTGACTTTAAAGTCTGATGCCTAAAAGAATACCACGCAAGGTTAGACCTAAAGATTTAAAAGCTCCTAAAGGTTACGATAGTTTATGGGAATATAATCTTCATCAAGACTTTCTCAAAGACTGGAAACACCATTGGGATAATATTGAGTACGTAGTTAAACATAAATACGAAGCTGACTTTGTAAAAGAGTTTAACGATAAAATTATTTTAATAGAAGCGAAAGGTAGGTTTTGGGATTATGCAGAATATAGTAAGTACATACATATTAGAAATGCACTACCTGACAATTATGAGTTAGTGTTTGTGTTTCAAAAACCTTATGCACCTATGCCGGGTGCTAAAGTTAGACAAGATAAAACAAAACGAACACATGCTGAATGGGCTGAGACAAATGGTTTCAGATGGTTCAATGAAGATACATTACCGGAGGAATGGAAGAGTGGCAAATAAAATTAATTATAAGTTTGATGAAGATAAGTTAATCAAAGAGATACAACAGTATATTGATGAGACTTATAGTCAACATTATGCATCAGATAAATACCAAGCAACAGATGTTATCATTGACTCCGGTCATGGAGAGGGATTCTGTATTGGAAACATTATGAAGTATGCTAAACGCTATGGAAACAAAGAAGGAAAGAATAGAAAAGACTTGCTAAAAATATTACACTATGCTATAATAATGCTTCATATACACGATGATACAAAAAGATTTTTCAGTACTGGAGATAGTAAGTGGTAGAAGACAAAGTTGGACCTAAAGAATATTTAGGAATTAAAATAAATTACGATAAAGAAAAACAACTGGACAAGTTTAGTCTTGATACTTTGCGAGACAGATACTTTGACAAAGGAGAAACCCATGCCCAAGAAGCATTCGCAAGAGCCTCCGTCTTCGGAGCAACCTACAAAAACATTACTGATTATGGACTTGCTCAAAGACTATATGAATACAGCTCCGATTGTTGGTTTATGTTTAGCACTCCTATACTTAGTAACGGGGGAACCAGTCGTGGGCTTCCTATTAGCTGCTTCCTTAATTATGTTCCTGACAGCAGGACTGGGCTTTCTGCTCATTATGATGAGAATATTTGGTTGGCATCTTCAGGTGGAGGTATCGGTGGATACTGGGGAGATGTTCGTAGTAACGGTGTATCTACTACTCACGGTAGTAAGTCTACTGGTTCAATCCCCTTTATGCATGTTGTAGATTCTCAGATGATTGCCTTTAATCAAGGCACAACAAGACGTGGTTCGTATGCAGCTTACATGGATGTATGGCATCCGGAGATTGAAGAGTTTATCAATATGCGAAAAGAATCAGGTGGAGATATCCATAGAAAGAATCTTAATCTTCATAACGCTGTAAACATTAACAATGAATTTTTAAAAGCTGTACGAGAAGATGCAGACTGGAGATTGGTTGACCCTAAATCTAACACCGCTATTAAAGTTATTAACGCTAGGGATTTATGGTTTCAAATAATACAAGCAAGAGCAGAAACAGGTGAGCCTTATATTGTTAATCTTGATACATGTAATAAAGCTCTACCACAGAAACAAAAAGATTTAGGATTAGAAATCAAACAAAGTAATTTATGTTCAGAGATTACACTACCCACTAACGAAGAAAGAACAGCAGTGTGTTGTTTGTCAAGTGTAAACTTAGAACACTTTGATACTTGGTCAAAGAACGAACAGTTTATAGATGATTTAATAACTATGTTGGACAACGTACTCCAACACTTTATAGATAATGCAATTGACACATCACACTTAGGAGAATACAATGCAAACTTCAAAAGATTTATCAAGTATATCAAAGAAGATAAAGAAGGCTTTACAAAAGCTGCTTACTCTGCTTACCGAGAAAGGTCAGTGGGTCTTGGAGCAATGGGATTCCACGCCTATCTACAAAAGAATAACATCCCTTTTGAAGGTATCTTCGCTACGGGATTCAACTATCAAGCTTTTTCACATATTAAAGACAGAGCCGTATCAGCTTCTCGTAGACTCGCTGAAGAACGTGGTGAGGCTCCTGACATTAGTGGTACTGGTCTTCGCAATGCTCACCTTTTGGCTGTGGCTCCTAACGCTTCTAGTAGTATCATTTGCGGTGGTACATCTCCTTCGATTGAGCCATATCGTGCTAACGTTTATACGCACAAAACTCTTTCAGGGTCATTCCAAGTCAAGAACAGATACTTAGAAAAACTTCTTAAGTCTAAAGGATTGAAAGGTAAAGAGCTTGAGAATCTTTGGAAAGACATCGCAGGTATGGATGGCTCTGTTCAGCATCTAGATATTCTAACCGATGATGAAAAAGAAATATTTAAAACCGCTAATGAGATAAATCAGATATGGATTGTTGAACATGCATATAAGCGACAAGACTTTATATGTCAATCACAGTCTGTTAATTTATTCTTCACACTTCCTAAAGCTACAGAGCCACAAGAAGTACACGATGAATACATGCAGTATGTCAATGATGTTCATTGGTATGGTGCAAACAAACTAAAGTCTTTGTATTACTTCAGGTCTAATGCTGCACGTAACGCAGAGAACGTTAATATAAAAGTTCCACGTATCAAACTTGATGAAGTGGAATGCATTGCTTGTGAGGGATAGTATGTACTTACAACAACCAAACAATCCCAAGCCTGAGATGTTTAAAAACGTTCACAATTTTCTGAGCCAATCAGAATGTTTAATGATTAAAAGAATAGCTGACACCACAGAAAAGTGGGAAGGCAAAGTACACGGAAACGATAAAGAAGCTACTAAAGTTAATGATGTTAGAAAGGTAGATGTTTATCCTTTTCAAGACTTAGCATTAGCTGAAATGATTTTTGAAACTGTTAAGATTTATAACGATGATTATTTTAGATTTGATATCGCAGGTATCTTTGATAATCTACAACTGTTGCATTACAAAGAAGGTTGCCATTACGATTGGCACACTGATATAGGCGATGGTATTTATTCTAATAGAAAGATATCAGCATCTATTTTACTTTCCGATAGCTGTGCAGGAGGAGAGATTGTTTTAAAACAAGGAGCAGATAGACCAGTACATATGGAAGTAGGAGACATGGTGTTGTTTCCAAGCTATGTATTGCATAAGATAACACCAATAACTAAAGGAGAAAGATGGGCTTTGGTAACTTGGATACAAGATATCAAGCCTTTTAGATAACATGAACTGTTGGCATTGCAACACAAAATTAATATGGGGTGGAGACCACGACATTGAAGAGGTCGATGAAGGCTACCTAATTGAAACCAATCTAAGCTGCCCTAACTGCCATGCAGAAGTGTATGTTTATTTACCAAATAATAAGGAAGAGAAATGAGTTTACTAGGAACAAGAGAATATTACAAACCATTTGATGATGCATGGATGTTTGATTATTATGTATTACAAAACCAAATGCATTGGATGCCGGAGTCTGTACCACTACATACAGATGTTAAAGACTGGCAAGAACTTTCAAAGACTGAAAAGAATCTATTGACTCAAATCTTTAGATTGTTTACTCAGTCTGATGTTGATGTTGGTTCAGGATACATAGACAGATACATGAGAATCTTTAAAAAGCCTGAAGCACGTATGATGATGGCATCGTTTGCTAACATGGAATCAATTCACCAACATGCCTACAGCTTACTGCTTGATACAGTCGGTATGCCTGAGATAGAATACAAAGCTTTTGCAGAGTACGAACAGATGTCTGATAAGCACGAATACATTAGTGGTATCAAGACCACATTAAAGGATAAAGAAAGCATTGCAAAAACTTTAGCAGTCTACTCAGCCTTTACCGAAGGATTACAATTGTTCTCAAGCTTTGCAATCCTATTAAACTTCCCACGCTTTGGACGTATGAAAGGCATGGGTCAGATTGTTACCTATTCTATTCGTGATGAATCAATGCACGTAGAAGCTATGACTAAACTGTTCAGACAATTTATTCAAGAGA